AGACAATGACATAACAAAACTAACAAACACACGATAACAAACAAGCTTAAAATAAAAATACTTGTAAATAATTAACATTTTTCAATCAAGGAATTAAGTATGAGGTTTGTATGTTATAATTTTATTCTATTTTGGGTTTATCAAGAAACCCCTTTTGTAACCAAGAACATAAAGATTTAAAATATATTATGGATTTTATAGTATATAAATTAGGATTTTTAACATAAGTATAATACCCTTTAATATTCCCAGTATACCCATCATAATAAGAGAAAAATATAGGGAATGAAATTGTATTTATTCCTTAGTGTTCTGATAATAAAGAGTTACAATTTCAATTAAATAGATTGAACATCTCTACAGGAACAATAATAACTTCTAGAAATGATTTAAACGTTAATGGTTTTACCGTAGTAAATTCTAGTTCGATAGCATAGAATAATAGTGTGAAACTTACTTAGCAATCATATTTTGTGATAAAGAAAGTGGGTGAGGATTAGTAGCAGTAGTAAACAACTTTTAATTTTATAGGAACATAAAACATGAATGGTTTAGGGCTAACATATACTGCTTTGTAAATTAATTTAAGATAGCCAATTCAGATTCCATCAATTGTAATAAGGAGAATAGCAGATAAAGCAATAACACCAAATTTAAATAATAACTTAATTGATTTAAGAAATTTATCAAAAATAGCAATTCATTCCTTTGAAGAAAGTAAAGATCAAGTTTTAAGAGAGTTTTTCCATTCATATATGGATTTGAATATAGAAGAATCAGAATATACTCTTAAGATCATAGTTATGGTGTTAGCTGCAACAGTAAATAGTTTTAAAAAATTTAAAGATGAACTAGTTTAGGGAATGGAGACTGAATAAGATAAAAGCTTATTTAATCAAATATGGGATAAGTTATTTGGAGAAAAACAAAAAGAAGGATTTACACTAGAGAAAATGGAAGGTTTACAAGAATTGAGTTTTAAAAATAATTCAGCATTTGTTCCTATAGATAAACCACAATGTGTAAATATTAAATAAGTAGAGAAAATCCCTGAGTATGAGGTGTATCATTAACCAACTAAAGCAGATAAGATAGAAACAGCAGTAATAATAAGCAAAGATGATGTTGAAAAAGGTTTAGGTGGAATTTCAAAAATTGAGTATAAATATAATAAGTTTTTGCCAGCTAAGAAATTGGATGTTGATTAATTCTCCAAAATTATTTAAAATATGCCATCCAAGAATGAAGGATTTAGTAATAGAGTATTAGGACCAATTGTAAATAATTGTTATAAAACAACTGGCGAAGTAAAATCATCTAGAGCAATCTGTAATACTATAGTTAATAGGTTACTTCAACCAAGAATAGAACCTATATAAGTATATTAAAATTTCCTTAATAAAATTTAATTTAAAACAGAACTGGTTGAATAAATGAGCCTCAAGTAAATAGTTAATGGGTATAAAGGTTCGAAGAAGGCAAGATATGAAGCAGCTTACAAAGAATATTAAGAAAATCCTTTTAAAATATACTAATTGATGGACCAGGGAGGAGATATTTATAGGAAATGTTTCATTAAAAACGAACAGTTGTATAAATGCAACAATGGTTTAATAGAAGAATTCTCAAGTAGATGTATTTCTGGTGTTGCAAATTATTCAATTTCTTTATTATAATAATCATTCATAAAGAACACTAATTTAATGGTTAAAGATGCATTTAAACAAATAGGGGTATGCTATGCTAGTGGATATGATGCTGTATAAATAGGTGAAATAATGCATATGGAATTTAAATTAGGTTAACCTGATCAATATAAATACTTTTATGAGTTAGATTTTTCTGGTTTTGATAGTAGTTAAACAGGCCAACATTATAAAATAGAGCAATAGTGGTATGAACAAATGTTTTAGATTTATTAGAAAAATAATAATGAGTTTTATAATGATGGTGTTGACGTATATTAGAAAATAAAGGAAACATTTATTAAATAAAAAGATTCCATATTGTTGTTTGAGTTTGATAAATGGAGTAGTTTGAGGGTTCATTAGAAATATGGAAGGAAATCTGGAGATCCAAATACAAGTTTAGGTAACACAATAATTAACGCAGTAACATATAATAATATTTTTAAAAAGGAAGATAATTCAGTAGCTTTTATGTTGGGAGATGATAATTTATTTGCTTCAGATATTAATTATGATGAAAACTGGATTATATAAAAGTATCAATAATATGGTTTACAAGTAAAAGTAGTAAAAAGGAAAGGACCATATTAATCCAAATTCCTATAGTGTTACTTGTGTCCAGCCACAGTAGATGGCTTAGAAACCCATGTCCTTTATAGAACACCTGGTAGAGCAATGTTGTAGATGTAAAATTGCCCAATTGAATTTGAAACTAATTCAGATAAATTCAAATATATAGATTTATAAATAAAAGGAAACCCAATTCTATTAAGTATGTTCCCAGGAATTAAATACTACTATGAAAAAATGTAAAATTTATATATAAATGATGGAGTATAAACAAAGAAAGCAATTAATAAATTAAATGAAATAATAGAATAAAATGAATAAAAGGTTCATACATCGATAGGAAAACATTCAGTTAAATTTAATGAATAGTCTTTTAATGTGTTAAAACACATATATGGTGTAAATTGTTTCAACCCAATAGTTTATAAATAGGAAGTTGATGATGCTATAAATAATTTTAAGAAAGGTCAAATCTACAACAACTTTTCCTGTTTTGATTCATTCCTACCTACTATATGATATAGGATGGCCATAATATATCATGTAGTAAGATAAGAAGAAAATGAACAATAATAATAAATAACAATTTA